ACCGAATTAGTCTTCGGCTAATTTCTTAAAGAAATCCAAACTCTCATCATCTTCTGATGCAGCAACTTCTGGTTGTGCAGCAGCAGGCGTGGAAGGAATTTCAGCAGGTGGTTCAGCTTGAAAGCTACTTTCAGCAGTAGTTGCTGGAGCAGCACCATCAAGACCTAACACTCTGTTAAGTTTAGTTTGAAGCTCTTCATAAGTTTTGAAGTTAGCTGGATTCACAAACTCTTGCAGAGCGTATTGTGATTTCCATACAGTCTCCAACTCTTCATCTTCATCAAACAAAGGTCCAGCTGAATCTAATTCAGATTTATCATAATTTCTAAATCCTTCAACTTGTCTAATCTTCAATTTGAAGTCAGCACCTTCCCAAAGATCGAATGGGTTGATTGGGCTTTCATCTTCAAACTGAGGGTTCATAGCCTCGTTTAATTTGTCAAAGATTTTCTTACCGTACTTGTAAAGGAATACTTTTCCTTCAGTTTCAGGGTTAGATGGATCTTTAACAATATAGATGTTAGAAATAAAGCTAAGTCTACGTTTCTGTTTTCTTGCTTTATCTTTATTGGATTCAATACCTGAGTTCCATAACATTGAGTTATATTCAGATACTGGATCTTTCTGACCAAGAGTGGTCAAAGAGTCTTCAATAAACCATCCACCTGGTCCTTGGAAACCATGATCCCATTTTCTTACGAATGGTACATCTTCTCCTTCAGTTTCAGGTAGAAACCTAATCACGGCATAACCATTACCTGCTTTATCAACTTCTGGTTTCCAGAAACGATCATCAGGTCCAGGTCCGCCAGACTTTGAGTTTAGTTTATTAAGGGATGCAGTCAGTTTGTCAAAACCTTCTGCTCTGTTGCGCTTGAGTGCGCCGAACGAGCTAGTCATATTATTCTCCTATATGCGTTATATGCGTTATATCGTTTTATTACGTTTTATGCGTTTTATTAAAAATAGAGAGTATTAACTCCCTATACCTATTTATATCAACCGAGATGAAGGGATCATATTTCGTTGCCTTTAATTTAATGTCAGGCCACATAACATCATCTTTCAATTTTTCATCCCAATATACGAACATTTTACAACATTTATTAATTAAAGTCAACGTTTCAATACAAATATCTCCACGCATGTACAATCTTAATAGATATGGATGCTCATTAGGTGGGACAATAATATTATCATTAAAGTCCTCTTTCATTTTAGATAGGTCACTTTTAAAAACATAACTAAGAGATTCTTTTCTCTTTTTCCAATCCATGTATATCTGATCGGACTTATCTTCTCTTATGTTCCCTATATAAAAATCTTCACTCCCTACAAAGTTAGCAACAAGATACTCTATTGGATCTTTCTTCTTGCTTAGTTTATAGAAAAAATACTTATCTTTTCTTGATTCAAAAGTGGTACGCCAAGCCTTAACCTTACCATTATACTTAAAGTAATCATAGTTCTTGTCACTAAAATGACTCTTTAATGCTAGGTATTTTAAGTATGCTTCGTATGGTTCCACTCTAATCATCAACTGGTAATCTGCTTTCTTTAACAACTAAATTTAATTCTTCTGCATCTTCATATAAGATCGCTTTTAATTTTTGATTTCTTTGTATAAGTGATGCTAGTGTTTCCGGTTCTACTTCTTCATTCATTTCTAAAAATTCTTGAACGGCTTCTAAGTGTGTGATCTTATTTTTAGACTCATCAACTAACTCTTGAATAGCCTTTGCAAATTGAGCTGAGCTCAATACCTTTAGTTCTACTTGTTTCTTGCTCACACAAATTCCCACGGTGTATTCCATAACTTCTTCCTGTATTTCCTATATGGGTCATTATTTTTCACTCTCACGAAGTCGATTATCTCTTTAGCTTGTTTCTGCTTTCCTCTTTCTTGTCTAATGTAGAACGGATCTCTTCTTGGAACCTTAACTATCATTCTCTTGTCATCATCATTTGATAACAAGTCATAGTCCCACTCTTTAACTCCAGGCCTACCTATCCCTGTGAAGAATTCAGCATCTCCATGCCTAACTCCCTGAAACTCTATATCATAACCACCCGTTGACCAAAATGCTTCTTTAGTCATTATCCAGGTGTTAGGATGTGTCTTGTATTTGATTAATCCTTTTGGACACAGCAGCTCATAACCAGACATATCTTCTGGCATTTCCATATCTGCTTTAGGTGCATACCACATGTTTGGATTTAGTGTCTTAAAAAATCTAAGATGCTTGTACATGCCTTCAGACTCAAAGCAGTCGACGTCCATTAATAACATCCAATCAGTCTTGCATTGCTTAACGCCTATGTTTCTACATGCGTGTGAATTGAACCCAACATCTTTCATAACATCTATACCAACCAGATCAAATCTTTCTCTGTGTACTTTAATTACTTCTCGGAAGTATTCTCTCCCAGGTTCGTGTCCGTCATTAATAATAACTAATTTTGGTGTCAGCGCTGGATACTTTTGTGCCATGCTATTATAGAATTGCATTTGATTGAACAAATGATTCTCTTGGCCATACCAAGTCATTACAACGGTCACTTGATTTAAGTGTCTAGCTTTCAAAGTGTTCACCAGAATATATAGACTTTCCTAACTGTTCTTCTTCATCTTCGCCTTCCGGCACATCAACGTACCTTGATAATATTAAGTTGCGTTCTGCCTCACACCACAAGTCGCTATAAAAAGTTTGTTGATAATCTTCGAACCAAGGACCACCATCTGTGTAATGAATTGCTCTTGGGTGCTCTAAATGATAGTATTCATCTAAACAATTCCACTCTAAAGGTATACTTCCAATCTCCTCATCCATTAACCATCTAAGCTGATGGAAGTCTAATCCTGGTCTATGTGTATTACAGTATTCTGGTGTTAGTATTGCATTACTAGGATGCTCATTATTGAATGCCATAAAGCTAGCCCAGTTCTTTCTGTATGCTCTATGTTGTGGAATGCCGTCCATCTTTATTTGACTATTAGGAACGTATGCTGGATGCTTACAAACATAAGCTGCCTTATCAGTATCAAATGTATCTATTAGCATAGCAGGATCTGCTAAGAAAAGGAAATCACAATCAACAAAGAACGACCATCCTTTAAAGTCAGAAAGATATGGTACAAAGAATCTTGTAAATGTAAAGTCAGTTGATTGAGGCTCTCCCCAATCTCTATTATATTCAGCAATGTCTTCGCTGAAAAGTTTATTAACTTTTAATGTCGAGTATCTTAACGAGTACTCGCATACATCATAAGCTCTAACTTCTCTGCTGTCGTAGCCTATGAAAATTTGGTTCTGTGAGCCAGTATTTGTACTCATCAATCATCTCCTCTCGTTTCTGTACACTCTGTTGAATGTACTCTTCTATTAATTCTGGTTGGAAATCACTCCAATACTCAAATATTATTGCCCATGGGAAAGCTTTTTTAGTTAGCGTTCCTTTTGAGAATATTATCATTGGCATTCCTAGCCATCTTGCTATCCACATATGAGCTCCATGATACCCTATAACGCATCTTGAGGCAAGCATAGTTTCCATGCATTTTCTCATAGGCGTCTCATAGTGTACGTGTCTTGGATCCCATCCACGCTTCTTAATTAGATCAGCAACACGAGGCCAAGCCATCCCAGAAGGTGTTTGAGCTAATGGATCTTTCCATGCTTTGCCCTTATCGTAATCTTTTAGTTGTTGTTTGTGTTTGATGCTTGTAACAAATGTTATTTTATTGTGTGTTGCATATGCGTTGTTCATGTCGTTCATACCAAATATTGAAAACCTCATGTTGTGGAGTTCCATATTCTTGGCATCATAGTTGTCATGGTTATATGGTAGCGCGCTATCATATACATGTTCTATTTTAACATCCCAGAAAGCTGGTCTTTCCATGTGGTTATTAGTAATGTCTATCCATTGTTGAATAGTTTCTGAATCTTTCTCTTTATACTTTACTGGTTCCGAATCTTTCCAGTGGAACCTTAATATAACATCTGTGCTGTTCTTTTCAGCCATGTTATATGCATATGAGATTGGTGATATGATATCACCGTACCCTATTTTGCCTTTCCAATTAATAATTAAAGGATTAATATTATCTCTAATACTAATGTCTTTAGATCCTTGTAAAAGATTATCTAATCTAAAAGGTGTATCTGGGTTATTTGGCATTCAATGTCTCCATAATTAAGGTGTTAATGTGGCCCCTCATTTGTGCCCTCGCCCATTAAACCGACTATCCCCCGCTCTTGACAGTCTTTCCGCTAGGTGTTCTCTACCAGACTGAGAACACCGATTCATATGTCTATTATACAGTAGTGTTAATAAAAAGTCAACGCCAACTGAAAGACATAGTCATCCTTTCTCCCAGGATGATGGGTGTATGGTATGTCCCGTTTCTTATATATATTGCATCACCAGGCGACAATGTGTATGAAGCGTGTTCATTCTCACTCTCTACACAATAAGCTATCTTATTCCATACTTGTAATATTAAAACATCCATAACGTCATTGTGACGTCCAAAATTGTTGCCATCTGCAATCCAATTGGCATATATGTCTGCTTGTTCGATTTTGTATCTCTTTTTCATGTAGCTAAAGATACTGTTACATTTTTTGGTTCCTTTTTTAAATCCAGCATTGAGCCATCTATTATTTTCATCTGGCCCATCATGCTTTGTAAGTTCGTTTTTCTTTTTGCCAAGATAATATGCATCAGCAACATCTAATGCTGTGAAGTCGACATCTATTAAATTCCTAAAGACTTTAAATCCCCAGTCGTGACCTTCTTTAAGATCATCATAAAGCTGTGTGCCCTTTAGGGCTTCAAACTGGGTCGCCATACCAACTAATTAACACCAACCTATTTCCTCTTTCAACTTGGCCAACGCCATGCATAAGAGATTTATCATATACTAATGATTGGCCAGGTTCCATATTAATAACTTTAGGGCATACCATTTGATTGTGTGGAGCGTCACCCTTTCTGTATTTGTTAGCTGGTCTTACTGTTTTAGTATAAGGTAATTGTGCTAACGCTTCCCCTCCTATAAGGTCTTCTGATTTGTCTACCAGTGTTACTATTGTCAATCCAACGGCATCATCATTGTCTGTATGAAACTTTGTAAATGATTCTTCTGTATAGTTTAAAAAATAATGCCGAAATGTCTTTTCGTGCTTACTAGCATAAGCATCTATAACTTTAAAGCAATTAAGTTCTACTTGTTCTCCTGTAGGCGATCGCTTATCAACATCAAACAAATTATAGTCTTGATGAGCTAACGTAACTGGAAGAGAGTTATAAACATTAATTAATTGATGTCTATTTTCTTCACTTATAATTCTTTCTAGTTTATAATACATAATAATAACTCCGTAAAAAGGGCGCATAAAGCGCCCTATTATTTATGGCCTCCATTAAGCGGCCTTTGCAAAGTCAAGTGCAGTCTCGAGAGCCTTAGCTTTCTTAACTTTATTGACACCGTACCATGCAGAGTTAAGCCTTGAGTCAGCTTCTCTACCTAACTGATGATCAGTCAAGTATGTGACAGTATTAAATGCCTGCCAAAAGCTACCTGCGCCTAAGTGTGCACCTGGTTGAGTGTTGACCACTTCCATTGCAAGTTTAGCATTCTTAGAACCATACTTTTCAAAGTCTACTGTGTCAGCAGGGTTGAAAGGTAATCCTTTAACTTTAGGATTCTGGTTAGCAAAAACTGTTGAGTAATATTCTCTCAGAGATTCTGGAGTATATCTCTTACTTGAAAGGAATTCAGCCATTTCTTTGTAAGTATCCATTTTGCCTTTCGCTACGCCTAACAACTCTTTAGCTGTTTCAGCACAGAACGCTTTCTTATGGTTTAAAGAGATTTGATATTCTCCTTTCTGAGCCAATGAGAGAGTTAAAGTATTATTACATACAACTCTTATTGGTGTGAATCTAATGTCCACTGCTCTACCATACATATGAGGGTTAGTTAATAACAAATAAGAATCAACCTTATCTGTTCCGTTAATAGTAAAATCGTCCTTCACTTTTGCAAGAGCCCATACTCTCTTACCGTTTTGTAAAGATCCAGCAGTATGCATTTCCATATCGCCAGCATCACAAAACTCTCTGAAGAATTCAAACGCTTCACTATTTTGAACTGGAATCCAGTTCTCTTTTACCATGTCTAAAGGTTGTCCATCAGACTCCCTAATAAGCATGTCATGGCCGCTATAAATTTGCTCACCATTAAATTCTGCAAAAGAAGGAACCTTTCTAACGTCCCAATCTAATCCAGCCTCTTTGATCATGTCATCCACTCCGATTCCATCATCAACTTTTACACCTAGCCCGTGCCAAGGAAGGTTCCCTGCGTAAGCCATTGTTTCTACCATATGTGCCATCTTTATCTCCTTTTCTGATTATTGATTAACATATGCGTACATTATACTAACTTCTCGATTTGAAGTCAACAGTTAATTTAATATATTTAGAAATAATTTGATAATACGCTGATCCAGCGCTCTAATCTAACGTGTGTGAGGTGTGGTTGATTGTCTTCATCAAGTGCACAGCCATAAAACCTAGCAGGAAATCCTTTCTTGCCGCTTAGTACGCCTAATGACTTGTTGAATTTGTGTTCGTTATCAATAAATTGCTGTCCAACCAATTCTCCCTGATTCTGTTCTATAATCATTGCAAGGATTCCAATAGCATCATTATAATAGTCTGGATATCCTTCTTGATCACCTAAGCCATATAATGCAAACTGTTTTCCACCAAAGTCTAGCTCTGAGAATTCATTTAAGTACCAATTCCAGTCTTGTGAGCACTCTCCATCAAACCAAGTTGGTGCGCCTAGTATATAAAAGCTATGACTGTCCCAATCCTCTGGTGTTATTTCATGGACCTTTACAATGTCGACGTGTATGTCGTGCTTCGAACAGATCATCTTAGCAATGTCTTTTGCAACGGTCTCTGTATTACCTGTATCAGATCCTGTCACTATCTTTATTCTCTCTTCTATCATATTATCTCCATCTTGGGCCTTTATACCATAAGACCAAACTAAATCTTGTTCCACTTGTCACCTTTGTCACCTGATGCTCCAGACACGAAGGAAAGACAGTTAAGTCTCCTTGTTTGTGAGATATAACTGCGTTGCTTTTTATTTGAAGCTCTCCACCCTCATATGAAGTTGGATTGCTCAATTGAAGTACTCCGGACAGCTTTCTAATTATCTTCGTATCAAATCTTAAATTGGCATCTGCATGCCATGTATAAAAGTCGCCCGGTCCATATTTTGTAAGCTGAATGTCAATGTCCTTTAAAGGATCTCCAACATCTACATCCATTTCAGCAGCCACTCTTTCAATACACTTAGTAACTACTCTCCCATAAGGCACTTTAGAGGGATCAGGAAACTTTATTTTGCCTTGGCGAATGTTTGGGTCATATTCTTGTTTGCTACCAACAGCTGGCTCACGCCATTGCTGTTCTATTCCATGAATGATGTCATTGCAATCCGACTCACTAATAACA